GGTACTAAGTGGTACGTATCTAGTAGCGGAACAAGTAGTGGCGGATCTGGTCCTTTTGTTGTCAAAGACGAAGGCAATATTGTAAACACAACCACTACAATACTTAATTTTGTGGGTAATGCAATTACTGCAACCAGCACAGGATCACAGGTTAACATCACAGTTTCTGCACAGGATTTAACAACTGCAACTACTGCAACATTAGGCGGCGTTAAGATCGGAACAGGAATTAGTATTACCAGTAGCGGAACTATCAGCGTAAGAGAAGGACTGCAATATTGGACAGAAAGTAAAACTGTAGTAGACAGCAGTCAAACAGCAGTGGTCAGCCTAATTGTTACCGGTACACAGACTAATATAGATGCAGTATTAAAAGCACAAGGATTAGGGGCTGTAGCCAACGACGACACAGGAAATAAGCGTGGCGAATACGCAGTTGACTGGCAGAGAATTAGAAGCACAACAGATCAAGTAGCTAGTGGCAATTTTTCTGTTATTGGTGGCGGCAGCTTTAATCAGGCCACAGGATTACACAGCGTAGTCGTTGGGGGCAATAATAATACAGCTGATGCAGACTATGCATTGGTATTAGGCGGAGTTAACGGTAATGCTAGAGGCATTAAAGGTGCTGTGATTGTACCTCACTATGCCACAGGCGGACAGAGCAATTCAAGCGGTAAGATTCAAACAGGTCATTACCTACTAGGTGGCAATACTGTATTAAGTGCTAGCCCAGTAGACTTGACCACAGACGGTTCGGGTAACATAGATGCAACTAATCAGATCACACTGGTTGACAATTCGGCAATCTACTTCTCGGGCACAATTATTGCAAAAGAATTGTATCCTACAGCAAATCCAGAAATTGTAGTTTGGGATCTAAAAGGCACAGTGTATAGAAATGCAGGCAATAGCACTACTAACTTATTGTCAATTGTGAACCCAACAGTGGTTAACGGCAATACTGCAACCACATGGCAAGTCAGTGTTACTACCGAAAACAATATTGGATGCTTATTAGTACAGGTACAGGGGCCTAGCGACAAACAAATTCGTTGGGTAGCCAAGATAGAAACAATTGAACTAGCTGATGCAGGAATGTAAATAACACTATGGAATTCTTAAAATCTCTAACTAAAAAACCTGTGGTACGTGAAAGCATCAGCTACGAAGATGCACTGTTAGCACGTTTGGAAAAAGAAGCTGACCGTGCAGCCAACATTGATAAAGTTGACACTGTTACTATGGACGTTCCGTTATTAATTCGTGTGTTTGAACTGGTTCGTGAAGATGTAAAAACAGACATGGACCTGCATAATCTTGTTGAAAGGCTGTTATCCATTAAAGACAAAGGCACACTCACAATGGCAGATTACGAAACAGTCAGTGCTGCCCAAAGTAGCCCAGATTCGGGTCAGATGCCCAAGCAAGACGAAAGTGTTGACGTGAGCATGTTAAAAATGTTAGCAGGGATTAAACGATGAAAGCTAGCGATATCATTAGAGAATTATTATGTCTTATTGATATAATTGACGGAAAACAACAAGTTTCAGTAGCACCTGCACCTGAAATAACAGCAGTAGATCTAACACCTGCTACTGAACTAGACGATGGGCCTCGTAGATTTAAACAGATCTTCGACATCCTGTCCGCTGAACGTAGTCAACAATACGACAACAGCCCTGCAGAAGTAATTGCAGGTATTGCCAGTGTAACAACTGACGCAGGCGGCAACGTCAAACACCCAGCTGATCTAAGAGTAAAAGATCCCAGCATGTATCCAAATTATCAAGGACCAAATTAATGAGCCAATATTTTACACCGTTTCGTATCGACGAAGCCAGCACCGCAACAAACACAGTCAAGTATCAGACTGTTACATTAACAGCAGGTGCAGTCAGTACCAGTACCGCAATTACATCTAGACGTATTGCTATCTCCAACGGAGCAAGCCCTGCGTTTATAGCATTTGGTGCAACACCAGTAGTCAGCACCAGCACAGGATTGCTAGTTCCTGCTAATACTTGTTTAACATTTAACTTCAAGAGCGGCGATAAAGTTGCGTTAATATCTGCATCAAACTCTGCCGTTAGCATTATTGATCTAGATTAATGGCACAAGAGATTCGTCAGAATACCACTAACTACCAGCATCCCCACGAACCTAACCTATTGAACGTCCATAAGGCTATGGACTATAACACTGACGGTAAGCCTGAACTGCGTGTTACTAACAGTTTAAGTTTAACCAGTGCTCCATGGTACTTACAAGTATCAAGAGGATTAGTTACTGGTGCTCGAAATGTATTCAAAGCAGGATACAATCCTAGTATTGCTAACAACACAGAAGAAAGCATATGGAGTCATAGTGTTGCTTATCCTTGGGCGTCCTGGGGAGCAGGTGGCACACTAAGTTGTGTTAGTTCCAGTGCTAGTGATACTGGAACATTATACATTACAGGATTAAAAGCCAGCGACTGGACTGAAGTAACAGAACTAGTAACAATGACAGGAACGACTCCTGTAGTTACTACTAATAGTTTTATACGTATCAACAGTTTGTCCTACAGTGGAAGTGATACCAACGTTGGTGAGATACACACATATAGAAACGGCGGAGTAGTAGGCTATGTCGGGGCGGGTGAAGGGCAAGGCCAAATGGCTCAGTACACTGTACCTGCTGGATATACCGCATACTTGTTAAATGGTAGTACTAACATAGGCAAAGGTAACGACGGCTTTGGTAAGTTCAAGTATCGTATATACGGCGGATCATTCCAAACAGCCATAACATTCCTACTGTTTCAATCTACGTTTGATTATACATTTGACGCACCATTAGCCCTGCCAGAAAAGACTGACTTAGATGTTACATTACTAGCAAGTGTATCTGGTACTGCCGCCGGTTGTGCTTACAGTTTAATTTTGATACAGAACGTACTATAAATATTAGCACTTAATAAAAGGTATTTAAAATGAAGAAATTATTAGCATTATTATTGTTAGTCCCAGTACTAGCATTTGCACAAAAAACACCAAAGGGTGTTACGTATGACGCACAGATTTTAAGAGTAAGCGATGGCGACACAGTTGTTATCGCAGCACCCTTTCTACCTGCACCGCTCAAGCCAGAATTGGCTGTCAGAGTCTTTGGGGTTGACACACCCGAAAAAGGATTCCGTGCTCAGTGCCCTTCAGAAGCACAGCGTGGGGAAGCAGCATCCGCTTTCACTAAAAATGCAATTGCCCAAGCAGCCGCACAAGGCGGAAAGTTTCAAGCAACACTTTATGGATGGGATAAGTTTGGTGGTCGTGTACTCGGTGACATTTTAATTAACGGACAAAGTCTACGTGCTGGATTAATTGCCAACGGCTTTGCACGTGAATACTACGGCGAAGCTAAACAAAGCTGGTGCCAATGAAACAATTCCTAAATGATATCATTGAAGGGCTAGCAAGGTTCGGATGCGGACTAGCCGGACTTCCTTATCCAGCGGATTATCCTGATGAGTAATGGCTATTACAATTTTTGGAAAGTAAAGAAAGAGCAGCCTAAATTCAGTGAAATGGAATTAGCACTGATGGAGGGCGGGCACAGCATAGAAAAACCTAAGAAAGAGACTTACTCATTTATCAAGTCTCTTACTGGTAAAGAACCCACCTTAGGGCCCGTTGTCGTAACGGTTAAGGCTTAGGCCTAGGCGTCCGGATGAATAAGACTGTACCCCGTCAGTGTACGCTGGAGAAAGTAACCAGCAATAATACGCTAACTGTAATTGTGAGATAACTACACTATGTTCACATTAACTAGAAATTCACTAATAGTATTTCAAATACTAGCACACCTTTCATTTTTTATACTGCTTTACTACGGTACACTAGCACAATGGGCTATTGCGGCAGGATTGTATCTTTTCTTTGCTACCATCGGCGGCACAGTAACTTACCATAGATTACTAACTCACAGATCGTTTAAAGCACCTAAGTGGTTTGAGTATTTTGGTACAGTAGTTGGATCCATTGGCGGCGGCGGATCCAGTTTAGGATGGGTAGCTGTGCATAGAGAGCACCACAAATTCACTGATCAAGAAAAAGACCCTCATAGCCCCTGGATTAAAGGATTTTTTAGAGTCCAATTCCTAAGCATGTTTGAGGTTCCTAATATTCGATATGTTCCTGATCTGTTGCGTTCTAAATTCCACATGTGGATGCATCATTACTACTGGCTAGTAAATTTAATTTATATCACCGTCATCTGCCTAATTGATCCGTTTGCTATTATCTATGCATACTTTGTTCCTACATTATTTGTATGGCATGCCGGCAGCTTTACCAATACAGTAAATCATTCTCTAGGATATCAAAATTTTGACACAGGTGATCGCAGCACTAATAATCTTATCACAGGATATCTAATTGCCGGAGAAGGTTGGCATAACAATCATCATGCTCGTGCAAGCGATCCGCAGTTCGGCAAGAAGTGGTGGGAATTTGATTTAGGTTGGCAAGTAATTAAGCTCGTGAAAAAGGACTCCTAGGAGTCCTTTTTACATCTAAAATTATTTTTGGCTATGCCTTAATATATTATTTTTTATTAGATGCACCTGCATTGACAAAACTATACATTTTTTCAGCAGTTTCTAAAACTTTTTCAAGTCCTGGATAACTTGGCATTTCTACCTTGCTAACGATTTGACCAGTCTTCTCATCGCGAGTAGCAGTCATTTCCCAGCCTTGGAATTTAGCATGGAAGTCTTCTTGTACTAGGCTTTTTGCCATGCCCAAGATGTCTGTACGGATTTCATAACCGTTCTTGTTGAATTTAACTTCTGGTAGCTTTGGGGTTTCAAAATTTGACATATTATTCTCCTTGTGTGTAATGTCTGTGTAAACAGCAACTTTGCTGTCTATATATTTATTATACATAGACTGCCTATGTATAGCAAATGATTTTAGAACTTTTTTGTTCGTTCCTGAATGATAGTAATTGCTTGTTCGCTGAGAACCACTTCATAATGATTATATTCTATTTCTATTAGTTCCATATCAGCGTGATGGCGTTGGCTAGCAATACTAACAACACCGTCATTGGGCTCTGTCATGAAAGCACTTTGACCCTTTACAGTGACTATGTTAGTCCATGGATGTTGAATCTTAATTTTGTTAGCCTGCTTCATTACCCAACTGCTAGGACCAATGTCACGCATTAGTCTGCTGAATGGCAAGAAATACTTTGCATAATCAGCTACTTCTGCCCCACCATACGGAGTACTGATAGTAACAGCACCTAATACTTGTTTGGGTATAGCATTGGCAATATGTAGGGCATATATTCCGCCTAGACTATGTGCAACAAATGCAATATCTTTAACATTTTTTAGTTCTGACAACATGTCTTTGAGATTGTTTTCAAAACCGTTGCGGCTGTCGTAGTTGATATCTATACCGCTACCAATTTTATTTCTAATATAGTTGAAGCTTTCGCTAGTGGCATTGGCCCCGTGAATATACACCAAGTTCATGCCAATATTTATTAGTTTCCGTATATGGCTTTAGCTTCTTCGATTTTACCTTGACGAGCAAGAATGGAGGCAGCACGAGCTTGACCAATGCTTAGGCAAATTTCGTATAATGTGTTTAAAAAGTTTTTCATAGGTAAGATTCCTTTTGGGAGTTAAATTGTCGGATATAGTTTTCCAACTGTGCGGCATCGGTAATGCCTTTGGTACTTAGATATTGATCTAAGCGAGTTTGATAGCTAGACCCTGGGAACATTTCGGATAGACGTTCCAACATGGCTAGCATTTTTTCTGATATGTACTTCATATTTTTCCTGTGTGTTAATGTGTAGTACTCATGGTTTCTACTGAGTATTTAGTAAGTATATGCTGCGACCGCACAAATTACAAGGTTTTAATACACCAATAAGTGTGCTATACTTGTTAACACATACGCTAAATATTAAAAAGGATTTACCACTGTGAAGAGAAACACTCGTAGTCTACTAGAAGAACTAAACGATATTGCAGTTAAAAAAGATACTGAAGCAGTTATCGAAAGTCGTGCCACACATGTGATAGACAGTGCTATCAATTTGATTCAGTCTATCAAAGAAAACTTTGATCCCGAAACTGCATACGAACTAGAGCGTAGACTGTTAAACAGTATCAAAGCCGCAGATCCTGCTAAATTTACACGTGGTATACGCAAACTACGTGACAGTAAAGAAACAGCCAAGACTCTGAAGCTAGTCGAAGGCGATGTCAAAGATGACTGATTTTTGGGCATATCAGGCGTTTTTTTTAAATCGGACTAAATAAAATTACAATGCTCCTGAGCGGAGCTTGGCATTACGATTAAGGAGATTATTATGCCTGGTATTAATAGAATTCACGGTGGAGTTACAGCAGAATTTCTGATGAGTGCTTACCAACAAACATTTATCAAGATCACTGGAACTGGTATTGGTACAGCTGACAGCGTAAACGGTACAACTGGTGCTATCACTGATGGGAACTTCAGCAAGTCCATCCGTGCTATCCAAACTATCGCTACAACAAGCTGGATTGGCCCACGTGCTGATAACGGTTTTGTAATTATGGTTGACGGTGCAACAGCTCAGCCTACTGGTCCAGCTTATGACACAGACAGCAGCCCAACATTTGCTGAACGTCTAGCAGCAGTGCTAGATGCAGCTACTGGCGTAACAACTACTGTTGTTGTTCCTGGTATGTTAGCAGCTAACGTATCTTAATTCGTTAAGTTACACGAGACAAGGGAGTTTTTACTCCCTTTTCTTTTGACTATAAATATCTACATAAAGTAGGTACATAATGCAAGTAATTGAAATAAAAACTCTAATCGATATCACCGATACAGGAGTACGCAGACCTAGTCAAGGAACACAGCAACAAGGCGATCAATTTAAAAATTGGATCACATTAAAGCAGTGCGTGGAATTACGCAGCGTAGTAGAGTACGACCAAGTACCAACAGTTGACACTGTGGATATTAAGGGCCTGGGATTTGGCAGAGTATACAAAGGTAAGCACTCTGTATGGACATGGAGACTGCGACCAGACCGCGACGGCATTTATGCAGACTCAACTGGTCCAATTGGCAGCTTACTTGGAGATATCGACCAAGTGCCAATTATTCAAAAGTTAACCGAAACTATAAATATAGACAAGCCGGTTTTTGATCTAACGGATCCGGAGTTTAAAAATACAACTATCAAATTGCTAGGTAGTGATTAAACAATTTAGATAGGAAAATCAACAATGGGGAAAGTTATTAACATGCCTACTCAAGCAGAAAGACTGAGCGTAGTCGAAACAAAGGTGCACCATGTGAACGAAAAGCTCGACGATTTAAAAGTAGACGTAAAGGAAATGCACGACTGCCTTGACAATACTCGAGATACAGTACTTGCACAGTTAAATGTGATGACTGATGAGTATCGTACTAATGCCTCTAAATATTATGAACACGCTAATCAGCTGAACGATAAACAATCTGCACAGCACGAAGAGCTGGCCGGTAAGATTGATGAATTAGAAAAATTTAAAAACAAATGGACATATATGTTACTAGGCGGTGCAGCCGTGCTAGGTTGGGTAACTGGCCATATAGATAAAATTGCGAGCTTCGTAAAATGAGAGCTAGAGAATTCCTACTCAAAGAAGCAGAGCCCACATTGGCAGATGCATTAAGAGCTGCCGCTGCACAGCAACAGGCAGCACAGCAGCCTAAACTAGGACAGCCTACAGATCCTAATGCAGTTAAACAAGGAGTAGGAGCACAGCCCGCACAAGGTTCTGCTAGTCCAACTCAGGTTACTCCGGGCGGTACACAACCTGCTGCAAAGAAACCAATGGGCATCGGACAGTCGTTTATTTCCGGATTAACCAAAGGCAAAGCTGATAGTTTAGGAGGTGTTGCTAGCATGGCAAAGCAGGGTATTAAAAATGCGGCTGCAAATCAACTAGGACTTAGGGGTACTGTAAACGCAATGGGTGGTCAACAAGCAGCAGCACCTATGCAAAAGCCAGAAGATTTAGGAATGGCACTAAAGCCGGGACAGACTATAGACTTACCTAATGTGGGCAAAATTAAAGTAACTAAGAGTGGACCGCAGGGTATTGAACTGGATACTAGTCAAGCAACCAGCATCGGAGTACCTAAGTTGACATTGAATCCTAAAGACTTACTACAAAAATGAAAATAGTTCAACTTTTAGATGTTGCCATGCCACTTACTAACGAAGAACATAACTTCTTAGAAAACCACACAGGTAAAATTAGAATTACAGGTCTAACAGAACGTGATCAGGTTGTTGCCAGAAATCTAGTGCGTAAAGGAATTTACGAAATAAGTAACGATAATGAACACATTTTCAAAACGTCAAATGAAAAAAATTCCTGATAGAGTATTCAGCAAGTTTGAAACTCTGGCCAAACGTGTGCTACACGATCTCAAAGCCAAAGGGCATATTATCCCAATACAACAAGCTGACGGATCTATTAAATTTGAAAAATTTCTTGTAACAAAGAACAAAGACGGACTGTATTCTGTGTCTGGCAGCAATATTGTTTACCGAGAAAATCTTAATCTCCCACAATCTGCTGCACTAATCGCAAACGATCTAGCATTGGGCAGAATACAAGATACTAAGATTATAGAATTAGACCGAGATTACGGATTTAAGCTGTTCGAAGAAGAGCTATATCAGCAGGCTAGCAAGCGTAAGAAGATTACACTGGACCAGTCAATTTTTTACGAAACACGATGCAGTATTGCAAAAACACAAAAAGATGCCCTAAAAACCCGCATCTTAAGATCCTTTAAGAAATTAATTGATATCACATAAATAATAGATATAACTTTTTTGGAAATGCCATGAAGACAACCGATTTTAATCAACACACCAGTTCTCATAAATTGAATGAGAACCTATACAAAAAGTTCGGCGTAAAAGTCGACTTTAACAAGTATAGCAGAGAGCAATTAGAAGATGCTCGTAATAAAATTCGTACTGAAATTCATCAGTTAGAAGCTAAGAGCAATTTTAATGATCTTTTAACTAATGAAACTTATCAGAAGAACAAACAACTAGTGGGACTGCTAAACACTCGCATTAAAGAAATGCTAGGTGAAAGTATTAGAGTTATGGAACGTAAGTTGTCTGGTGTAGAAAAGAAAGTAGCTGAAAAGTTTGATCCATTGAAGCATGTCAAGAATCCTACTAAAGGTGAGAAGGATGCTGCTAAGGATGTCAAGCGTGGTAGCTATGCAGATCGTGCAGCTATGCTAAGGTCAGCAGAAGCTGATGGTCGTTTAAAAGACCAAAAAGTTAAAGAAGGCGAAAAAACAGAAGGCAACGCATTTGGTGCAGCAGTTCGTAAAGCCAAGTCAGACGGTATTCAAAAGGGCGAAAAAGTTAAAGTCGGCGGAAAAGAATACGCAGTTAAAGAAGGCGACAAACAAACAATGAGTCGTGCAGCTAAAGGGCACGAAAAATACGGTAAAGACGGCATGGCAGCATTAGCCAAGGCCGGCAAAGAAGGCAAGGATCTTGACAAGATCCGTAATAAGTATGACAAGTATGATGAAGCAGTTGAGGAAGGTTTCCCAACTGTAGCAGATGCTAAAGCTCGTGCAGAAAAAGAAAAGACTACTGGCAAGTTTGACAAGAAGCAGACTAGCACAGGCACAGTCTACACTCGCAAGTCTAATACATTCACTGATGGCGGAGATGACAGCGATGTCAAGAAAGCCAAAAAGTCCGCTAAGGTCAAAGAAGGTTCTAAGAATCTTCCAGGCAATCAAGAAAAGATTGATGCCGATCACGATGGTAAGATTGAAAAGAGCGACTTAGCTAAATTACGTGCAGGAAAGAAAAAGATGAAAGAAAGCCAACATAGAAAAAACGTTAAACTAGTTAACGAAAGTATTCGTAGATTAATCAACGAAGACGAAGAAGGTAAAGCCAAAGCTATTACAGCCGGCACCGATATGGTCAACGACTTAACCAGTTGGATGACTCGTGTGGGTCAATATCAGACAAAGAGCATGATTGAGTTAGCTGACGCTATCCGTGCTAACATGGGTCAAGAGCAAGCTGAAACATTTAAGGGTGCAGTTGCTCCTGCTTTAGAAACAGCTCTAAACACATTAACACAAGCACGTGAGCAACTAAGCAATGCAGTTGCTGTGTTAGCAGGCGAGTCAAGCCCAATGGATACAATGGGTGCAGAGATGGGTGGCGACATGGGCGGTGCAGAAGCTGGCATGGACAGTATGAATGCAGGTAACGAAGAAGTTCCAATGGATGACGAATTCGGTGCAGCAGATGCAGCATCGGGTGGTGCAGAAATGGCCGGCCGTGAAATGCGTGAAAGCCGCAGATTGTTTGCTGCCAAACTAAACGAAGCACACAGCATCATTGCAAGACTATCTAAATGAGATTGTTTGAAGTTGCGGACTCGTTTGCTAGTGATCTAGAAATGGTCTTAAGGAATCAAATGGGGCGTAGTGATTCAAAGAATTCTACGCTTAAACTCACTTGGCCTGCTTTGTCAAACATGATGAAGAACATGGGTTACGGTGAAATTGATTCAAAAGGATTCCAGAAAATATTCGACGGTAATCCTTCGCTACAGGCCATTGTTCGCAACTTTAATGATACTGGAATCATTGTGTCGACTAAAGTCGACAATCCAGATGCTGAAGCCCAAGGTGGCGAAACGCCTGAACCAGGTGGCCAGACAGTTGATCAAATGGCCAGCTCCGCAGCCAATCAATTCCTTAACAGTCCGCTTTCTTAATCAACAGGCTGTCTAGTACAGTTTGATAATCATGATCGAGCCATTGGTAAGAAAAGAATTTTCTAATTTTTAATTTAGGCTTATGAACACTGTGCGGTCTACTTACATTTAATAAGTAGGCCGTATTTTTTTCTGCACTAAATCTACAACGTTCAGTAAGCTGGTCTAAGTGAAAGACGTTTTCCCCTTGTTCTTTAATGTTGCTTAGATGTTGCGTCTTGTCTGTTTCGTCGAAGAACACAGTAGAAGACTCGTCCGTTTGAAAATACCAATTCAAGTTGCAGCCTACTCCTAAATCTTTATGAGGTTGTAAATACCCTCTCCCAACAATTTCAGAATAGAATACTCGAGTAGGCGGTATACTCGATATTGGAGTTGAGTGTAGACTTTTAAATAATTCTATGTTATTAATTTTGTAAAGAAAAATAATAACATCTGGATAGCCATATTGGAATGCTAGCGGTCCTTTTAATTGCTCGTAGTCGAATGGTTTGAGTTCAAACTCGAATTTTTGAAAATAGTCTTGCATTGGCAAATATTTATAGTCCTTTATTTGCGTTATGATAAAAACTGTTGTATAATTAATACTATGATTTATACTCCACCACCTTTTGTAGAACACGTACAATATAAACCTTGCCAACAAATAAATGACCCTGTAACCCGTAAGAGAGTTTACCTAACACCTGACGGAGAAAAAACACCAAGTGTTACAACGATCCTTAGTGCTACTAAAGATCAAACGCATTTAATTGAATGGCGTAAGAGAGTTGGTGAAGAAAATGCTGCACAGATAACTAAAGAAGCTTCTGGGATCGGTACAGCTATGCATAATAACTTAGAAAGATTCCTTGCTGGACTAGAGCGTCAGCCGGGCAACAATCTGGTGCATGTACAGGCCAATAAGATGGCCAATGTTATCATTGAGCAGGGATTAAAAGATGTTAACGAAGTTTGGGCAATGGAGCAGAGTCTGTACTTCCCGGGACTATATTCGGGTACTACTGACCTAGTAGCAGTGTACAAAGGTAATCCTAGTGTATGTGACTATAAACAGACTAACAAACCTAAGAAAGCAGAATGGGTTGAAGATTACTTCTTGCAGCTAATGGCTTATATTTTAGCACATAACGAAGTCTATGGGACAGACATTCGTGAAGGGCATGTATTCATGTGCAGTCGCGATCTACAATATCAACAATTCGATCTAACACCAGATAACTTTAACAAATACCAAGACATGTGGCTAGCTAAAGTTGAAGACTACTACGTTAATTACTACAAGTGAAAGCCGAAGACATCGTCTATACTCCGTTAGATTTACCCTGTTGTCCAGAAATTGATCTAGACAGGCTAACGGCATGGATGACACAGGTATACCCGCAGAAACATCTACTGCAACAAACTGGAAACTATCTCATTGCAGGTATTAATGAAAAAGATGTATTCCCTTGGGAAGTAGTATGGGCAAAAGCATTAGATTGGCAGTCTAATTTTGATAAAGAATTTCCTGAGTTAGTAAATTATATTGTTAACGATTGGGGCATCCCTGAAAACGAAATAGTTGCAATGACACTGTTACCTAAACGTGCAAGTGCTGTGTCAAAGGAGTTTTGGCACAGCGATCTTGATAAGCTAGGACTACGCTTCTATATAAGTTTTGAAAATAGAGAACAGGACAAGTTGTTGTTCAAAAAGACATTAAGCAGCGAATGCAAAGAAGAAAATCTATTTAGAACATTTCAAACAGATGCAGGTCTTGAACATACTGTACATACTGCACATATACTAGGCGATCGTCAACCTTATTATTTGAATAACTATCTAGCAGCACACAACGTAAAGAATACCAGTGCTGATAGACGAATAGCTGTGATTGTTGCAACTTCCTACGAAGTTAACCAACAGAGCAAATTAAAATCTAAAATAAATGATTTAATAGTAGCAAGTGCTCAAAAATATCACCAGCAGGCTATATTTTGGCATGACTGGTCTGATGCAATTTCTTGACCATTAAGCCACATTCTTTTTACTTTGGCAAAGTCTAATTCAGTATCTGTACTGTCACATACTCGAAGTTGATCAGTAGTCCAATCCATAATATCAGTACAGGTTAACAGTTGAGCAGACATTGCTCTGTACTCGTTGCTGAATATAACTTTTTCTAAAAACTCATATATGTCAGTAGATCCTACACATACAAAACCTTCAAGAGATTGATCATTTTCCACAAAAAATGTCATGGGATAGACATCGTTTTCGTCAAAATTTGTCAAAATTCTATATCTAACCTGCTGACTAACTGTCAAGTAGTTACGCAGTAGCTCTTGCTCATTGTCAGTTAAAGATAGTTCTAAAAATTTAGTAGGATTGCTAAAATAGCTAGAATCTACCCTAGGGCTAAAGTTGATGCGTCTTATAAAGTAAAACATTATCATAGTATTTATTTCCCAGGGTAGTCAAACCTAAACGACATGATAAATACCCTTATACTAGGAATGTTACCATGGCTGTTATTCAGATTTCAAAAATTCAATTACGTAGAGGGCAGACTGCTGAGCAGGGCATGCCTCAGCTAGCCAGCGGAGAAATGGGCTGGTCAGTTGACGAGCAGCGACTATTCATTGGCAACGGCAGTGTTGCAGAAGGTGCTCCTGCGGTAGGCAATACAGAAGTTCTTACTGAAGCAAGAATGTTTGATTTATTGAGCACGGGCAAGTTTACAGCAACTAACTATACCTATGTTGGCCACACTATTACTGCAACTATCACAGGAGTTTTAGGGGCAAACTTTCCAGTAGTGCGTACACTGCAAGAAAAACTAGACGACTCTGTTAGTATGTTTGATTTTGGCGTAGCAGATAAAACTGACTGCACAGCCAAGTTCCAAAAAGCAATTGATGAAATTTATTTAAGGTCCTTTGATAAGACATTACCGAAGAGTCGTGTTCCTGTTAATGTTCCTGCAGGTACTTACTATGTAACCGGTACAGTGTATTTGCCACCGTATGTAACTCTAGTAGGTGCAGGTATTGATAAGACTGTGATTCGTTCCATCGGTACAGGTAACACAACTATTTTTGAAACTATCGGCGGCGACAGTACTCCAAGTGTGCGAGTCACGGGAACAAATATTGTTTCTCCTAACAATCCAAGACAAATTAAAATTTCTGGAATGACCTTGGAACATACTGGCACAATGTTGACTACTCAGACAACTCCTATGATTGTGTTAAACTATGCAGCAGACACAACAATCTCTGATATTAAATTCTTAGGTACATATGTATCTGGTGCTACTGCAACCACAGTTAATTCTGCGATCGAGTTAGGATATCTCAGCAAAGACTTAACTATCGAACACTGCCATTTTGAAGATTTATCTTACCCTGTTATTTCTAATTGGAATGTGAGCGATGTTAAGATCGTGAACAATACTTTTGATACCTTGTATCAAGGTATCACACTGTCCAATGCATTAACAACATCCAGTGGAAGGAACATTGGACCGATTCGTGTAGATATTCAAGAAAACAAATTTATCAACATTGAACGTCAAGGTATCTTTGTAGGTGCAAACACTTCAACCAACAATCAGATCAACAGTGAAAATAATCACTTTATTAATGTTGGTAACAACGGCAACGGAGATGCTGACCCTGCACACCCAATCATTACTTTTGCCAGCCATGGCAATAGTTCAACCAATGACAACTTTGAGCGTCTATGGTACATGCAGACCACAGTATTAGACACTCCTCAATACGAGATCATTGAAGGTACTGCCCAGGTCAGATTAAAGTTCACAGACAGACAACCTTTACCAGAAAGCACCAGTACTCAAACTTTATTGAAGATACCTTACAATTCCACAGTTACCAGTGTGACTATTGATTACACTTTGGAAAAAGCTGGATTGGCAAGAAAAGGCACATTAAGCGTAGTGGCCAGTGATGTGGGCGTTTCTTATAAAGACTCATATGCTGTAGCGGGCAGCAGTGACGGCGATGTGGTATTCTCCGCTGCCTTTTTGGATCACGGACCGGTTGATCGCAACGATACATTGACTGTACAATATACTAATCCTGTTGCTGCTGGCACAGGTACTGTAATTTTTAACGTAGCGTATTACCGATAATTTATGTTCAACCTATCTCCGGATGAGAGATTGAGTGCCTGGGCCGATCACAGGCACAGTCTCGACTCTTCAGAAAATCCCTTAGAAACACTAATTGAGTTTTGGGATCACCCTCCATATGTTCCTTTCAATAGGAATGTAGATCCGTATAATCAACGTAGCTGGCCTACTCCTTGGGAAATCCTTATTGAAAACAAATATGACGATTTTACCAAAGTATTAATGATAGCCTGGACATTAAAGTTAACTGCCACGTTTAAAGACAGCAAGATAGAGATAAAAACATATACAGATGCACACAGATCCAGGCAGTACAATCTAGTGTTCATCAATGATGAGTTTGTTATTAACTACACAGATAATGGTATAAACACACCTAGCGACATCCCCGAGTCATTTCAACTAGAAAATCTAATTGAAGTACAGAGGCCTAGGTAAATATCACTCTAAGTAGAAAAAAGAAAAGCGGGCTCTCGGGCCACAAAATAAAAACAACAGGTGGACAATGACTATTCAAGTAGTTAAACGTAGTGGACAGCGAGTTCCACTAGATATTTCAAAAATACAAAGACAAGTAGCATTTAGCTGCCACGGAATAGATGGTGTAAGTCCGTCTATGATCGAGATCAAAGCACAATTAGAATTCCACGATGGCATGACCACCAATACAATTGACGAATTGCTGTTAAAGGCAATGGTTGATCTAATTGATGAATCTGAGAATCCGGAAATAAATCATACCAACTATCAATACGTAGCAGGACGCCAGCGTCTAAGTATGTTGCGTAAAGAAGTATACGGTGATTACGAGCCACCTAAATTATTCAACATCGTTAAGAAGAATGTTGAGTTAGGCATGTACACTAGCGAACTGCTAGATTGGTACACAGAAGACGAATGGAACATTATTGATCTATTCATTGACCATGCAAAAGACGAACAGTACACATTTGCTGCCATTGCACAGTTAGCTGAAAAGTATCTAGTACAGAATCGTGCCACTAACACAATATACGAAACGCCACAAGTACGTTATGCAGTTGCCGCCGCCACAGCATTCCATTCCGAACCTAAAGATGTTAGACTAAAGTGGGTAAAAGAATACTACGAATGTGCCAGGGACGGCCACTTTACGCTAGCCACACCTGTTCTCGCCGGTCTAGGCACAACCACTAAACAGTTTAGTAGTTGTGTTCTTATCAGCACTGACGATACACTGGACAGTATCTTCGCATCAGGCGAAATGATGGCCAAATATGCTTCAAAACGAGCCGGTATTGGTCTCGAAATTGGCAGAATCAGACCGTTAGGTGCTCCTATTCGCAACGGTGAGATCAAGCATACTGGAATGATTCCTTTCTTGAAGAAATGGTTCGCAGATTTACGTTCATGCTCACAAGGCGGTATCCGCAATGCCAGTTGCACAGTGACATATCCTATTTGGCACGCTCAGTTTGAAGATCTTATTGTACTAAAGAATAATCAAGGTACTGAAGAAAATCGTGTGCGTCAAATGGATTACTCAGTTGTAGTTAACAAGATGTTTTGGAATCGCTACAAGCACAACGAAAACATTACATTCTTTGATCCTAACGAAGTTCCTGACCTACATCGAGCATTTTATCGCGACTCTACAGAGTTTGAGAAGTTATACTTACAGTATGAACAAGATAAGACAAAAAAGAAAAAAGTCCTACCCGCCGCAGAAGTGTTTAAAAACGGCATACTTAAAGAGCGTACGGATACTGGAAGAATCTACTTTGTCAACATTGACAACGTCATCAACCAAGGCCCGTTCGATACAACTCTTGACCCGATATATCAATCAAATCTCTGCCAAGAAATTCTCTTGCCCACCCGACCTTTTCAACGCATTGAAGACCCGGAGGGCAGAATTGCTCTTTGCACTCTTGGATCAATAAACTGGGGTGCATTCCGTAACCCGCAAGATATGCGTAAGGCCTGCAGGGTATTGGTACGTAGTCTAAGCAACTTACTAAACTATCAAGACTTCCTAAGTATTCAAAGCAAGTTAGCCAACACAGACTTTGAACCATTAGGTGTTGGTATTACTAACTTAGCCTACTGGCATGCCAAGCGTAGTTTCAAATATGGTGAAGCTGAAGCACTAGCAGAAGTCAAACGTTGGATGGAACATCAAGCATACTATCTTACTGAAACAAGTGTCGAGCTTGCCCAAGAGCGTGGGCCATGCGGACGTAGTCAGCACACTTATTACGGTAAGGGAGTGTTTCCTTGGGAACGTAGAAATCCGGGAGTTAACGAACTAACAGACTTTACTCCCAGTATGGATTGGGAGCCGTTACGTGAACGTATGAAAAAATATGGTATTCGTAATGCTACCTTGATGGCCGTGGCACCGGTTGAGTCCAGCTCAGTTGTGTTAAACTCCACCAACGGAATTGAAATGCCGATGGAATTGATTTCTGTAAAGGAATCGAAAGCTGGATCGTTTGTACAGGTCGTGCCAGAGTACAGACGTTTAAAGAATCGTTATCAGATGATGTGGGAACAGACCGACTGTGTTGATTACCTGAAGACAGCCGCAGTATTAGCAGCTTACATTGATCAATCATTGAGCACTAACACATTCTATAATCCAGCACACTTTGCTAACGGTAAAGTTCCTGCTACATTGATTGCTAAGAACTTGATGCTTGCATACAAGTGGGGCATTAAGACCATTTATTATAGTCTAATTAATAAGGTAGGTGCCAAGACTAACGTCACTGCAACTACACAGGTTAATGGTATAAACGGATTTGCAATTAATGCAGCAGACAATGTTATCATTTATGATGACGCCGATTGCGAGGCATGCAAGCTATAATGGATCAAGTAACTATATCAGAATCAGCTGTTGTTAAAATTACAGACCTATTAGCAGAGGAGAATAATCCTAAGTTGAAACTTAGGACATTTGTTCAAGGCGGAGGCTGTTCTGGATTCCAGTATGGATTTACATTTGATGAAGAACAACACGAAGACGATTTTGTTGTAGAGAAACAAGGTGTAAAGATATTAATCGATGCAATGAGTATGCAGTATCTTAGTGGTGCTGTAATTGATTACAAAGAAGATTTACACGGTAGTCAATTTAGTATTCAAAATCCCAATGCACAATCTACATGTGGTTGTGGCAGTAGTTTTTCAGTATAAGGATACAATATGGCATACTCGGACAAAGTAATCGATCATTACGAGAATCCTCGAAATGTGGGTAAGTTTGAAATTGACGACACAGTTGGCACCGGCATGGTCGGAGCACCGGCCTGCGGCGATGTGATGAAGTTACAGATAAAGGTAGACTCAGATGGTATTATTAGAGATGCTCGTTTTAAGACATATGGATGCGGTTCAGCAATCGCCAGTTCGTCGTTGGTTACAGAGTGGGTTAAGGGTATGCATATTGATGATGCTGTTAACCTTAAAAATTCCCAAATCGCCGAAGAACTAGCCCTACCTCCAGTTAAGATACATTGTAGTATTCTAGCAGAGGATGCTATCAAAGCCGCAGTAGAAGATTATAGAAAGAAACATTAATGTTAGAAACAATATGTGACATAATGGTTGACGCTTACAAGCGTAACTGGATTACTAGTCGTGATGGTAATGTCTCAATACGTCATCATGACCGTGACCATTTTTATATTACACCAAGTGGTGTACGAAAGCAAACACTGCAACCTGATCAGTTTAAAAAGATCAGTATTGATAAAAGTATTCATAGTGGTTATGGTAGTGCTGCTTTTAACTATAGTTGGAGAGACTTACCGTACTCGGACATAAGTAAGAATCTAGTACCTAGTGGAGAGATTTCATTACACTTCGGACTACAGAAAGAAATGGGACAACACAAGGATGATGTTCGTGTAGTAGTTCATGTGCATCCTACGTATTGTATTGCTGCCATGCATGCCGGAATTGATTTGAGTACAGTCAGTGCAGCATTTCCAGAACTTAATCGCTACACCAAAGTAGCACCTAATGTAGGAGACGTACCTCCTATCAGTCAAGAGCTTGCTGACCAGTGCCACAAACAGTTACAATTAGATCGTGATGGAAACATTGCCTATGACATTGTAGGTATTAAAGGACATGGAGTAGTAGCTATTGACACAAGCCCGTGGCGTGCATACGAACACATTGAGAGACTAGAACATATTTGCAAGATCGTACTTGCATCAGGAAATTATTAAAATGAGCAAAGAACAATATAACTTATCAAAACAAACAAACTACTTAAAGCGTACAATGTTTTTGGATCCTGCTGGTCCAGTTACTGTACAGCGTTTCGAAGAAGTCAAATATCCTAAGATTGCCAAGTACGAAGAATTAGCACGTGGCTTCTTTTGGGTACCAGAAGAAATCAGTCTTACTAAAGACAAGATGGATCACAAGGAAGCTAGTGATGCAGTCAAGCATATCTTTACCAGTAACCTACTAAGGCAGACAGCATTGGACAGTATTCAAGGTCGTGCTCCTAATCAAGTGTTCCAACCTGTAATTAGTTTGCCAGAACTAGAAGCATTAGTCAGCAACTGGAGTTTCTTTGAAACAAATATTCACTCAAAGAGCTACAGTCATATTATTAGGAACGTATATGGAGTACCTAAAGACGAGTTTAACAAAATTCACGACACAGCTGAAATTGTTGGCATGGCTGCTAACATTGGTCGTTACTATGAGGATCTTCATCAGCTTAACTGCCGTAAAGAGTTGGGAGAGACAATTGACACTATGGTGCATAAACGAGCCATATGGATGGCACTACACGCAAGCTATGCACTGGAGGCTCTACGCTTCATGGTGAGTTTTGCCACTAGCCTGGCAATGGTAGAAAACAAAATCTACATCGGCAACGGCAACATCATCAGCTTGATCCTACAAGACGAGCTATTGCACACAGAGTGGACTGCTTGGTTGATCAACAATGTGACCAAAGATGATCCCGACTTTGTCAAACTAGAACAAGAATGTGCGGCCGAAGTGTATGCATTGTACTTAGAAGTTATTCGTGAAGAAAAAGAATGGGCTGAGTTCTTATTCAAGAAAGGTGTGGTTATCGGATTGAACGCTAACATCTTAAAAGACTTTGTGGACTACACAGCATTTACCCGTCTAAAAGAAATTGGTATCAAGTACTTAGAGGATCATCCTAAGTTCAGTCCTATTCCTTGGTTTAACAAACATGTGAACATCAATAAGAAGCAGACTGCACTACAGGAAAATGAATCAACTAACTATGTCATCGGCGTAATGTCAGACACAGTTGAGTACGAAGAACTACCTGATCTTTAATTTCACCAAAACACAAAAAGGCCTTGACTATGGGGCCTTTTTTCGTCTAAACTTAACACAAAGGAACTATAACTATGAAAGTAACCGTATGGAGTAAAACACCCTGTCCTATTTGTGACCAGGCTAAAGCATTGTTAAAACAGCGTGGCATTGACTACGAAGAACGCAATATTACTGAAGGTACATGGACTAAAGAACAACTACTAGAAGCTGTACCTAACGCAAGAACTGTGCCACAGATTTTTATTAACGAACAACTAGTAGGCGGATTTAATGAGCTCAGAAACCATCTCCAAAATCAAACCAGTTGAGTATCAATGGGGTGGTGATGATCTAACTATGAACGTTGGATTTTCTGCACAAGAAATTGACGATTTGTTAAAAACAACAATGACTTCTTCAATAGGAGCCCAAGGCTCACAGTATACAATATCTACCGGTGCAGGTGCTAATGGGACTTGGAACGCCAGTCCCTATATCTACACTACTAACAACACAAGTGCAGTAAACGTTTCGAGTGCAGGATTACACGTTACCAGTGATGCCGAGTTTGACGGAGATATCAAATGGAAGGGGCGTAGTCTCGGAGACTTGCTAACTACTATCGAAAAAAGACTATCTATCCTAACTCCAGATCCTGCTAAACTAGAACACTTTGAAGCACTGCAAAAAGCATACAAGCACTACAAGACTCTAGAAGCCCTGTGCGAACTACCAACTAAGAAAGAAGAAAAATGAAAGTTAAATTAGTATCATCTAGCAGACCAAGTCGTGGGATGTATGACGAAGGATTGACAGATGTTCAGGAGCTCATTGCCTTTTGTGCTCGTGTTAGCAATCCTGCTAATCAATACAATATGGACACAGCTGACAAGCTGATCCGGTATCTAGTCAAGCACAAACATTGGAGCCCACTTGAAATGGTATCGGCTTGTCTTGAGATTGAAACTACTCGCGATATTGCTCGTCAAATCCTACGTCATCGTAGTTTCAGCTTTCAAGAGTTTAGTCAACGTTACGCCGATCCTACAAAGGACTTAGACTTTGTTCTTCGCGATGCTCGCCTGCAAGATACAAAGAATCGTCAAAACAGTGTGCTGACTGATAATCGTGAATTGATTATTGAATGGAATCGTAGACAACAGGCAGTGATTGATTTAGTCAAGGAAAATTATGCTTGGGCTATTGAGAACGGCATTGCCAAAGAGCAGGCTCGTGCAATCCTCCCAGAAGGTAACACAGTTAGCCGTTTGTATATGAATGGTACCCTGCGTAGTTGGGTACACTTTATTGAACTGCGTAGCGGAAACGGAACTCAGTTAGAACATATGGAAGTTGCTCGCGAGTGTGCTAAAGTTATCTCCGAGATATTCCCAATGGTGACAGAATATGTCCAGTCCCAGTGACACACTGAAAAAGTTTGCAGCTGAACACAACATTCGAGTCATCGACTCGAATAAACGTGCCTACAAACATACTCGTGCCAATGTAAACCTATTTCATTATGAGACTGACTATAATAAGTTTTATCAAGAGCATATAACTTTTGAAACTGAAACTCTTTACACAGTTGAGATCAGTGAAAGTGAATTAGAACGCATTGCTGAGTTTGAAAGCCAGGTGTTCAACAATATGAAAAGTAAGGGTCATTATAATATGTTTGAAACCCTTATGGAACAGAAAGAACGTGAGCGAGCACTGCGTGATACATATCCAGCAGTTCGTAAAGCGTACGAACAATATAGTCTAATGTTAAAATTAGCACAATCAGGAGAAATATAAATGTTAATCGAAAAACCAATGTCCGAAGGGGACGTAGTCAGTATTAAGTTAATCAACGGTGATGAACTAATTGCACGTTTAGAAAAGGATGATCATCAAGGTTATACTATCAATAGACCGCTAGCACTCACAATGAGCGGTGGTGGCCTGGGTATGATTCCTTGGGTATTCCTTGGTGCTAAAGAAACAATGACTCTAAAAAGGGAACATGTGTTTATTGTGATGACCGCTAAGAAAGAAGCAGCAGATCAGTATATGCAAGGAACTACCGGTATTGCATTGGTGTAAATAATAGTTTAGGATATTATTATGCCATATGTACCAGGTGCAGGAGTCCACGGAGTAGTACACGTTGCTGACGTGTATCGTAGCCCTAATGTTTTTACAAATAATGTTGCAACAGCGTTATGGCTAGAAGCTGGGACCAGTGCAGGATTCGTTGGTATTACTATCAATGCACCTCCGGCATTAGATCCAGCAGAAGCTGCTGCGGCGGTTGATCTTACCACTGCCTATACCAGCAACCCTGACAGCTTCTATAATGCAGAAGCAGCTAATTCTGGAGTGAAGGGCAACTATCCAGGTACTCCAGAAGATACTACTACTTCTACTGGAATTACAGATGTTGCTACTGCTTCGGGCATTGTGCCTTTCTTAGCTGCAACTTTAGAAGAAGCAGGTCGAGGTATGTGGCGTGAGTCGGGGCAAAGTGGTGGCACCAGCAACAAAAACATTCTTAAAGTTTGGCAAGCACTGGGCTTTACTGGAAGTCCCTGGAACACTGATCAAACAGCATGGTGTATGGGATTTGTTAACTTTGCATTAAAGTGCTCAGGCAAGAAGTATGTTCAAACAGCCAGTGCTAAAGCAATTAAACAAAATCCCGAACGGTGGGGTGCAGTACAGGTTACGCCAGCAACTGCACAACCGGGAGATATTGTGCTTTGGAAATTCAGTCATGTTAATTTTATCTACACCCTGAACAACGGCAAAGCAACCTTTGTGGGAGGTAATCAAACTCCTTCATCTGGTAAGAACAATAATCCTAGTGACGGCGACGTTACTATTAGTTGGCCAGCAGGAACTCCATTAACTAATTCATCAATTGACAGTATCTGGCGAGTAGCCTAATGAAACAAAAATTTATCGATATGTACATGGACTGGGCAGATCGTACTGCTCAACTTAGTCACGCTAAGAGATTGCAAGTAGGTGCAGTCATTGTAAAAGATGACTCAGTTATCAGCTACGGCTACAATGGTATGCCCGCAGGTTGGGACAATGACTGCGAAAACCGTGTATGGGACAAGGGTGCAGGCGGTTGGCTAAGTCCAGAAGAGTTTGAAGAACAGTATCCTTATGAAGGATGGCACGAGGGTGCTCAACGCAATGTACGTTACGGACTAAAAACTAAACCAGAGGTACTACATGCTGAATCCAATGCAGTTGCGAAGTTGGCCAAGTCAAGCCAAAGCGGCAGTGATGCTAGTATTTTTATCACTCATGCTCCTTGTTTGGATTGTGCCAAACTTATATACCAAGGCGGCATATCTAGCGTATACTATCGCAATAGTTATAGGGACATGGCCGGAGTCGAGTTCCTAGAAAAATCCGGCGTCGACGTAAAGAAAATATAAATGAAGAAAATTTTAGTAGTCGGCGTCGGCACGGCTGGTATTATAACTCTAGGTCAGATGGCTTCCTCCCTAGATGACAATTGGGAAATACATTCTGTGTATGATCCTAATATCCCAATTTTAGGGGTAGGAGAAGCAACTAGCACTAATGCACCGTTAGCATTCTTTAAAGGCCTAGGATTTAACATGGCCTATGACGCAGAGAGATTAAGTGCAACATTCAAGTACGGTGTTCGGTATACCAACTGGAGAGAGCACACTTTTGATAGCTTAATCTTACCGCCAAACTATGCTATACATTTTGATAATACAAAATTGAAAGAAGTTGGGTTCGAACGATTAAAAGAACGTTACCCAAATAAATTTAAATCGTTTGAAGGTACAGTTGAGTACATGAAGAACATAGACAACGGTGTTGAAGTTAAGATCAACAATAGTATTCATGTGTATGATTATGTAGTTGATTGTGGAGGGTTTCCTAAAGACTACACAGGCTACACTATGGTAGACCTTCCTATTAATCATGCATTAGTTGCAGCAGTACATAAAGAAGGTGACTGGAACTATACACATCATTGGGCACATCGGAATGGCTGGATGTTTGGCATTCCTTTACAACATCGTCAGGGGTGGGGATATCTTTATAATGATACTATTACTTCTAAGGAAGATGCACTAGCGGACATGGCCAGTATTATTAAAGTTCCAAAAGAAGATATAAAGTTTAGAGAATATACTTTTAAACCATATCATGCATCTGAAAACTTAATAGATGGTCGAATTCTTAAAAACGG